GGTCTCTGGCCATGCCGGTGATGCTGGTGTGCCCAGATGCCCGGCCTCGCGCATACGTCCCGCCATCGACCTCTACGGCCAGTTTCCAGGCAGGCCACGCGAGGTCAAAGCGCCACCGGCGAGATGGATGGAATTTCAGCTCGCGCACCGGCTCAGGGACGCCTAGGCGCCGCAGATGTAGGACGCACTCATCCGTGAGCGAAGGTCCACCCGAGCGAGACCAAGCGATGGCCTCGGCAGGAGTGGCGTAGGAGAGGAGATCAATGGCTTGTGGTGCGGTGATCTCCTCAAGTCTCTTGAAGCGGAAACGCTTCATCGGTCCTGGCGCACGCGCAGAGATCGCAGATATTCCAGCCGGTTCTCGTGGTCCTGCTGGGCGTTCTCATCCTCAGCCATCACGTCGCGCCGCTCGCTGACCAGCGCTGCGATCTTGTTGGACAACTCTTCGCTCTTAGTAAGTGTCGTCTCGTGCCGCGTCTTGTTTTCGGCTTCCGCGTCCGCGATAGCTTGGGCGCGCGCTACCTCGCTGACGAAGCTGGTGGGAAGAGTGGCGGTGTAAGCGGTTGCGTAAGCGGTTTCCCGGAACGGATGCCCCTCGGTACGCGGGCGAGGCTCGGGGGCGTCGGCAACCGGAGCCGGCGCGTCGGCCTTAATGGGCTTCGGCGTGGCGGTCGGAGCCGGCGCCACCAACTTGATCGTCGAGCGGTCGCCTACCGCATAATGCAGCCCACAGGTAGACACAATGATCCCGTGCTTTGCGTCCCAGGAACTAACCGTCGCTCTTGCGCGCAACCCGCGCTTGGTGGTAAACTCAACCTTTTCTCCCGGCTGCGGGACGTGGTACTTTGCCTTGCTCATGCTCATCTCCTTGTTGGTGTTTTTGTGCATTCTTGAAGATGAAGGATGCATTCTTGATTCTTGTCCCGATTATGTTGATTCCGGGTATCGGAGACCACTTCCAAGAAGGCCGGATATTGTTTCTGCGTTGCTTGCCGAAAAGCAAAAGCGTTTCCATGAGCTGAAAACCGGATGCGCTGGATTCCGATTTGGGCAAGGCAAGGAAGCGCACAAGGAGGCGCAGCGATGGCGTGCAGAGATTAACGCACTAAAGCGCGAGCTTGCCTATTGGGGCATTACTGATGACTGATCCGCCTAACGTCCCCTATTAACCCACTCGCGGAAACGGTATGACAACGAGCGCGATGTGGGTTGAATGGGATTGTTAGGCAACATTTAACTTTGAAAGGAGCGCATATGGAGAAGTATAAATACTGGGATTTGTATGACTCTCTTCCAGATGGTTGGCGATTTGATAACACATGCGGATCGCCTCTTAATGGGTATAGTTTTGCAACTAATGGGAAGAATATCTTTACTGGTATCGAACGCGCATTAGTTCGGGTAGAACCAACACAGCAACAACCACACTTCCCAAAGCAGAATCAAAGTGAAGATAAACAATTCCATAAAAATGAAAAGAAGCCAGAGTTAATATTTGATGCAAGTACAGCAAAAGCAGTAAATGAGCTTGCTCGCAAAAAGTTTGAAGAGCGCATGATGAATGACATTCTTGTTGATCTCATGATTTGTGAAATAGAAGGTTGGTGCAAAACTGAATATATTAGAGAATTAAGACGTTTGATTTTTAGTTTAATGAAGCGAAAGGCGGTTAACATTGAAGTTTCACAAATGTCGCTTTCTATTTGATGTTCATAAACCACAAATTGAGCCTGAAGAAGATGTTAGGCAAGATTTGTCGCTGTTTCCCGCGGCGAAGCCGTCTGCCTAACACCCCGTTAGGAGCAATTGTGGTTTGTGCGCAGGGTTGCGCATGAACCTGGGAGGCTGTCCGAGCGGCTTATGGAACCGGTCCTGAAAACCGGCGAGCCGAAAGGCTTCAGGGGTTCGAATCCCTTGCCTCCCGTTGAGTGATTGCGTATATTTCGAGAGCAGCAGAGGTAGAAGCCTGCTAACGACCGGCACCATGCCGCCAGACCCTCGGGAGCTTTCCGCTCGCTTCTACACCGGGGACCACCTGGCGGTTTGTTTGGAGAGGCATGAGAAAACGCATCATCAAGCCATCTTTTTGGTCCTCTGAGCGGTTGGCTGGCGTATCACACGGAGCTCGACTGACCTACATAGGCCTCTGGCAGCTTGCAGACCGTAGCGGGCACCTCCGATACAACCCTCGGTGGATAGGGGCGCAACTCTACCCGTACGAGTCTGTCTCGATTGAGGATTGGCTGAATGAGCTTGAGAAGGCGGGCGAGATTTTCGTCTGGGACAGCGAGTGCGGCCATCGAGTCTTGACGATCCGACACTTCGAGAAACATCAGCACGTCCACCCAAACGAGGCTGAGAGCGAGTATGACGATGAATTTAACGAGAAATTTACGTTAGGTATACCATAGGAAAACCTCCAGCATACCTTTGGTATAATGGAGGTTCTACTCGGTACGTCGGCATCTACTTACGGCATCTGCATCTGCATCTGCATCTAAATCGGAATAGGAATACGTCGCAACGAAACGAGGGCAGTGGTGAACGAAAAACTAAAACGCGAAAATTTCCAACTGCGGGATGGGCTGAAAAAAGCCCAGGACCGGATTGTTGAGTTAGAGGATGAACTGCAGCGCTTGGCCAAAGGCCGTGTACACGGATCAACGCTCTGGCACATCGCTAAGATCTCTCTCAAGGATCTGCCGGCGGAGACTATCTCGTCCCTATCATCCGCAAAGACGCCGGTGCAAATGACGTGGGCATACGCGCAGAGGTGCGTAGATCAAGCGATGCAATAATTAGCTTGCTACACGGTGAATTTTTAGGTATACTCTGACCACTAGCGGAATGGAAGCCCGCACAGATCTAAGCCTCTCGCTGCCCCTTCCCGTTCGCGCGGGTGCTTCCAAGTTCCGGGGCGGCGATGAGGCGATCTTGTTAAGAAGAAGCAACATGAGCGAAGGAAACGAGATCACGATGGTAATATGTAGAGGGCTTCGGTGGACGCGATGATGAATTCGAGTACCTCGGCATGGCGAACGATCCCCTAACCATCAAAGGACAAGAATGAGCGAAAATAAGCCTAAAATCTACGAGTTTAATGGAAAGTTCTACGCTAGAACGGCGAACGGAGGGTGCATTAACTGTGTGTTTGGTAGCAACCATAACGCCATTTGCGCCCGCGAACTAGCTCCTAAATTCGTTTTTAAATTCAATTGCTCCAGACTGAGTGGCCCAGCGTTTGAAGAGGTCGAGAAACCTGCCTCCATCAAGACACCCAAAAAACTCAGCACCACCCACAGTAAGCCGACCACCAAAGGCGTGAAGCTCGAGAAGAAGCCCGCAGCCGCCAAGGTGCCCACGAAGGTAAAGTACCCGGCACCTCGTGAGATGATTGCCACGCCCACAACCGAGAAGCCGCTGGACAAGATGACCAAGGCCGAATTGATCGGAGCCTGCATACTGGCTGAGATCCGATTCACCAACTTGGCGGGCAACGAGTGCGACATCGGCACCAAGCTCGACAGGGCTCTCGTGGACCTCAAGGAAGCCAAGGCCAAGATCAAGGAACTGACCAAGAATGACGGAGCCCCCAAGTGACCGGCATCCTCACCTACTACGAGGCGGCGGAATTTGGCAGCATCGTGCAACTGGAGGTCTCGCGGGACCTGGGGAGCTTTGTGGTGACGCGACAGGGCAAGCGCCGGCCCAAGGACGGACAGTTCAGCCACATCCGGCCTACGAGAGCTGAGGCCTACGACGCAGCGGTCCTGGAGTGCCGCAAAACGGTCGCCAAGCGCCGGCATGAGCTGGAGAACGCTGAAGCGGACTTGCAGAGGATGGAGAGGATGAGGGAGAGCCAGTAGAGGTGTCGGGCCTTTAGCTCAGTTGGTTAGAGCAGCGGCCTTTTAAGCCGCGGGTGCTGGGTTCGAGTCCCTGAAGGCCCATAACACGCAGCCAGTAGCCACGAAAGCACGGGTCGCTGAGAGTGGGTTTGTAATTCGCCCCGACACTCAGTCCGCGTGAGTAGGAAGCTGGTGCCCTCACTGCATGGGGCGACGGGTGCAATCCCGCTTTCAGGTCGCCTCCGACGGCCTACGCAAATGCAGATCGGAGGCTTTTACACGAAACGGAAGGCGTCGCGATGAACTATGAGAAATGTGTCTGTGGGTACGAATACGAAGAGACGTGGGATACCCATGAAAAAGTGATAACTAAGGGAGACAAACCGTTTCGCATCCTGCGTGGACACGGCCTCACGTTTGAAAGGAATGGAGGGAATGGAGAAAATCCCAACCCCTACAATGATGCGCGCCTTTTTAGGCCAGCGCTACTTCTTGTCTGTCCCAAATGCGGAACGATCAAAGCTATTGAGGATTAACTCATGGCGCGGGTCGGAGACTAGAGCCTGGGGCAACCTGGGCTTTTCTGTTACTAGGAAAAAATTGCCTAAGAGGATCTTTTAGAGGATTATTTTCGCGGGATTGTAAAAAACTCTTGCTTTTGGTTTTGCGGGGAGGTATATTTAACTCATGAGCAACGGAGCTCAGGCCCACGGCGGCAAGCCGATTACTCCAGACGGAGAAACGAAAATGAAGATTGAGAAGCTGCACAGGGTCGAATGCACTGACGAGGAGCTCAAGACCCAGGGGATTGTTGCTTTCCAGCTTGTCCGCTTTGGCTACTCATTCTACGGCCAGGACATGACGGATGTCCTCGACACCAAAATCATGCAGGATGGCTCCCAGATCGTGATCGATGGCAATGGATTCATCAAGGCAGGGCACTCCATCGCCTAACCGCCATCCCCCCCCCGCAGGTGCCCCGCGGGGGGCACCTTTAATCCATCGCCAGGCAGGAGAAACGAAAATGACCACTACAAAAACCAATGTCCCAAACAGTGAAATTGTAATCGTTACCACCGATTACACCTTCAAGGGAGAACGCCGAATTTCCACCATGTTTGTCATTGGCGACCACACTTTCAGCACCATGGTCGAAGCTGACTACTTCGAGGAATTTGGAGCATACCTTGCCAAGTGAAACCAGGGGGCGCAAGCCCCTTCCATCGCGCCCCGTTGGACGCCCACGCAAAAGCGCTGACGACAAACTGATCCAGGTCAAGATCTGGATGCTGCCAGCCACGCGCGATGCCATTAAAGCAGCGTCGACGGCGGAGAAAATAAGCTTTAGCGCGTGGATTGTGAGGAAAATCGGGAGTGTCGGAATTAATTAATTTCGATTAATTTCCAGCCCCCAACCGCCACGAATTAATTAATTTTTGAACTAGGAAATAAACCATGAAAATCATCACCATCCGACAGCCGTTTGCGTCCGCCCTCCTGACGGGGACCTACGACGCCGAGCGACGCAAATACCGCCTCTCCGGTCCGACGCTCATCCATGCCGCTGCAAAGCCCGGAATGAGCCCTGACGCCTGCGCGAAATGGCTGCGCGAGCGCGGAGACGAGTCGGCGGCACAGGCGTTGGAATGGCAGGCTGGTCTGTCGGAGATCGAGCCCGCTGATCTGCTCTCCGACCTGGCGGTCACGATCCTGGCCATCCAGTATGCCCTCGCCGGCTATGGCGCCTGGCGGTGGTTCACCAAATCGTGATGCGGATCACGGGTCCGTGATGCGAGCGGGTGCGACCGCGGGCGGTATGCTGCGGGCGCAACGAAGGAGGCAATCATGCGATGGGTGGTCAACTGCCACCGGGACCACGCGGCCCGATATGTCCGGGTTTTGAGCGTGACGCAGGGCCGGAAATACCTTGCTAGTCCGCCCGCTGGTTACGTGCTTGAGGATGTGCTGACCCTGCAATCGATGGGTATCGTGGGCATCTATGCAACGAGGACGCTGGCATGACCTACACCGACCCTGGACCGCCCGAGCGCGGCGCACTGTCCCCAGCACCGCGGTTCGGCGGCCGCCCAAGGTTCGTGTTCGACGTGACCGATAGCGTCGTGTCGTGGGGACTGACCTCGGACCGCACCAAGGCCGTCGATACGCCGTTGGGCGACTTCAAAACGTGGATGTTCATCGCCCGGCCTATTCGCTGGCCAGGGCCTTACCTTGAGGGGGATCGGACGTGACCGACGAATGCCGCGTCGTATCCCTGTCTGGCGGCAAAGACAGCACCGCAACGGCTCTGCTCGCCATCGAACGCCACGGCCCCGAGAGCGTGCGGCTTGTCATGGCGGATACCGGCCACGAACACCCATTGACCATGGAATACGTCGAGTATCTGCGCGGGCGGCTTGGTATGCCCATCGACATCGTGCGCGCCGACTTCTCTCGCCAGATCGCTGGCAAACGGACGTTCATTGCCCGAAACTGGGAATACATGGGCGTGCCACTAGCGCGCATCGATCGGGCGTTGGAGTTGCTGCACCCGGCCGGCAATCCGTTTCTCGATCTATGCATGTGGAAGGGGCGTTTCCCGTCCCACATGGCGCAGTTCTGCACCGGGGAATTGAAGGGTGCGCCGCTGGACGCATACCACGCCGAGCACCGCGCCACCGAAAGCTGGCAAGGCATCCGCCGCGACGAAAGTCGGAACCGCCGCGATGCGCTGGAATACGAGCCGGCTTGTCTTGACCGGCCTTGGGCCATCGTGCGGCCAATTGTGGATTGGACTGCACAACAGACGGTTGATTATGTCCGATCATGCGGTGTCGATCTGAACCCGCTCTACAGCCTGGGCATGGGCCGCGTCGGCTGCAACCCGTGTATTAATTGCACCAAGGACGAATTGAACCAAACGGCGCGTCGGTTCCCCGAAGTAGTTGACCGTCTACGAGAGTGGGAAGCGATTGTCGGAGATGTGGCAAAGCGGGGTGGGGCGACGTTCTTTCCCATCGACCCAATAGCTATTGCCGTTGCCTGGGCGGGCACATCGCATGGCGGCAAGCAATTCGACCTGATCAAGGCCAGCGAAGAACTGCCGGCCTGCTCATCTGCTTATGGACTGTGCGAGTGATGTTCGACCTACACCTACCTCAATCCCTCGCCGACCTGCCCGGCCGGTTCGTCGCCCTGTGTTGGGACGAAGACGACAAGCCCGCTCAAGCCTTGCCGAAGCCGAGGCAGACACGCGAGGCACGCAAGGCCAAGGACCGCGAATGGTACGCCCGGAACGCAGCCAAGATCGCCGCGCAACGCAAGGCGCGATGGGCAAAGCGCACGCCGGAGCAGATCGAGGCGCACCGGGCGAAGAACCGGCGCTGGCTGGCGGCGAATCGGTATCGGTTGAGGTTGCGGAAGGTAGGGGTGTGATGCGCTACCTGTCCGTCTGCTCTGGCATTGAAGCCGCATCCTGCGCTTGGCACTCGCTTGGCTGGGAGCCTGTTGCGTTTGCCGAGATTGAGCCCTTCCCGTCGGCCGTCCTGGCCCATCACTACCCCGATACGCCCAACTGGGGCGACATGTCTAAGTTCAAGGAGTGGCTTGATGCCGATGGTGATGCTGTCGTCGGTCTCGACGTAGCGCGCGGGGTCCATCTCCAGTCCCCGGATGTTCAGTATGTCCGTCACGCCCCGCTCCGCTTCCCCAAATCTCTGAATTCTATGGGGGCGCGGTGAATGGGCAACCAGTTCCTGTGTGGTGGCTCACGAAAGATGGCGATCGAGACGTTCTCGCCCTCTATGAGCGCCACTATTCCGCGCGCCAGTACCGAGACGGCCGCGAACGAAGGCTGTTTTGCGGCCCAGGAGAAAAGCTCGTTCTCCGCACCCATGCCGGAGACGCCGGCTGGGTCTGGAGACGCTTCATCGACGCCTGCATCGACGAGCGCACCGGGCAGCCGCAGGGCGGAATCAACTGCGCCGTCTTCCGCAACGAATCGCCGCACCGCAGCTCGGACCTCATACGCCAAGCGGATTCGATTGCTGACTGCGTCTGGCCTGATCGCCGGCATTACACCTACGTCAACCCGCATCGGGTCGCCTCAAGCAACGCTGGATATTGCTTTCGCGCCGCCGGCTGGCGGCGATGCGGACAAACCAAAAGCGGGCTCATCGTGATGGAGCGCTTGCCATGACCATTCAACCACTTTTGCCGGAGTCATCATGCAGTGCACGGAACACCGATCAACCCGTTTTGCCGGAAAGCCGTTGCGGGAAAGCCCCTGCGAAGTGCCTAAGCGCAACCGTGCAGGCCCCATGACGACGAGCGACCAAGAGGCGGGTACTCCCCCCTCGCGGGGGCGCGGAATGCGGGATACCAGCCGCGACGGCCTGGCCGAGCACCGCGCTACGGGCAAGCTGGGCGCGCAGCAGCAGCAGGTATTCGCGGCGCTGACCAAGAGCGGCCAGGCGTTCACGCGGGCGGAATTGGCGCAGCGGACGGGGATTCGGTTGTCGGCGATTTGCGGCCGCGCTTCCGAGTTGCTGGCGCTACAGGTCATCAAGGAAGGCCCGCGCCGGCAGTGTTCGGTGACGGGGAAGAACGCGCATGTGTTGGAGGCGGCGTGAAATATTCTGATTTTGTGCAGCGCAAGTTTGCCGCTATTCAGCCGTGCGGATTTGATGCCGAGAACATTCCCGCGTCACTATTCCCGCACCAATCTGATCTCGTTCGATGGGCGGTGAAGCGCGGGCGGGCGGCAATCTTTGCCGATACCGGGCTTGGGAAGTCGCGCATGCAGTTGGCGTGGGCTGATGCGGTGTTTCGCAAGACTGGCGAGGACGTACTGATCCTGGCGCCGCTGGCGGTGGCGCAGCAGACGGTGCAAGAGGGCGCGGAAATAGGCGTGCTGGTCACGCATTGCCGGGAAGCGTCAGACGTGCGGCCGGGCATCAACATCGCCAACTACGAGCGAGTGCACAAGTTTGATATGCCGTTCGGCGGGGTGGTGCTGGATGAATCCTCGATCATCAAGCATCACGATGCAAAGACCTTTCGCATCCTGACGGAGCGATTCGCCCGCACTGCATACAAGCTATGCGCCACCGCAACGCCGGCGCCGAACGATTGGACCGAACTGGGCACGCATGCTGAGTTCCTGGGCATCTGCTCACGCGCTGAAATGCTCGCGGAGTTTTTCACGCACGATGGCGGCGAGACTTCGGTATGGCGTCTCAAGGGCCACGCGCGGCATATTTTCTGGCAGTGGGTAGTTTCGTGGGGCGCGCTGATTCGCCGTCCGTCCGATCTGGGCCACGATGACAGCGCCTACGAACTGCCGCCGCTGCACCTGGTTGAGCACACAGTCGGAACATCGATGCCGACGAATGGCGCGCTGTTTGCGATGGAAGCGCAAACCCTGAGTGAGCGCCGGGATGCGCGCAGATTCAGCCTTGAAGATCGCGTCAAGGCGTGCGCTGATGCCGTCAACGGCGATGCGCAACCATGGGTAGTCTGGTGCGACCTGAATGCCGAAGGTGATGCTTTGCGGGCCGCTATTCCGGGCGCTGTGGAGATTCGCGGCAGTGACGATGCCGAAACCAAAGAGCGACGGCTGATCGACTTTGCCGAGGGGCGCATTCGTGTCCTGATTACCAAGCCGTCTATCGCAGGGTTTGGCCTGAACTGGCAGCACTGCGCCCGCATGGCGTTCGTGGGCGTGACGGACTCATTTGAGGCGTACTACCAAGCTGTAAGGCGTTGCTGGCGCTTCGGGCAGTCGCGGCAGGTCAACGTCCATGTGTTCGCGTCTGAGAGCGAGGGCGCGATTGTGGCGAACCTCAAGCGCAAGGAAAAGGACGCCATCGCCATGTCCGAAAGCCTGAGCGCGGAAACCCGCGATGCGGTGTTTGCCAGCATCAAGAGCGCGATGAAACAAACCAATGACTACAAAGCGGCTGCCCGCGTGAGCGTGCCCGCATTCCTGGAGGCCGCATGAACTGCATTGAGCAAGTGGTATCGGATAAATGGGCCGCGTATCGCGGCGACTGCGTGGAAGTCCTGCAGGGCTTGCCTGCGCATTCCATCGGCTACAGCATCTTTTCGCCACCGTTCGCCAGTCTGTACACGTACAGCAACAGCGCCCGAGACATGGGCAACTGCAAGAACGATGCGGAGTTTTTCGAGCACTTCGGGTTTTTGGTCGATGAACTGCTGCGGGTGATGAAGCCGGGCCGGGAAGTCTCGTTTCACTGCATGCTGATGCCGACCAGCAAGGAGCGGGACGGCTACATCGGACTGCGCGACTTCCGCGGCGATCTGATCCGGGCGTTTCAGGCCAAGGGATTCATCTATCACGCTGAGGTGTGCATCTGGAAAGACCCGGTAACGGCCATGCAGCGCACCAAAGCACTGGGCCTGCTGCACAAGAGCGTGCGCGGCAATGCAGCTATGAGTCGGCACGGCATTCCCGATTACCTGGTCACGATGCGCGCGCCTGGCGAGTCCGATCGCGTCACGCACACGCCCGAGGATTATCCGGTGCAGAAGTGGCAGAAAGTCGCTTCGCCGGTCTGGATGGACATTGACCCGTCCGACACCCTGCAATACCGCAGTGCTCGCGAGAACGACGACGAGCGCCATATCTGCCCGCTGCAGCTTGAAGTGATCCGTCGCGGGATTGACTTGTGGACGAATGCCAATGACATCGTGCTGAGCCCGTTCATGGGCATCGGCAGCGAGGGTTACGTGGCACTCGAAATGGGGCGTCGGTTCGTGGGCGTCGAGTTGAAGGAGTCGTATTTCCGACAGGCCGCGGCGAATCTTGAGCAAGCGACCAAGCTCACTGCTGATCTTTTTGCGGCTGCTGCGTGACCGCCATCAGCCCCCCCTATTCGCAGAGGTTGCATAGATGGTTTTGTCTGGACACACGGCTAGGTTAGCTACCGAAAAGCGGCTTCACCACCCGCCTGCCGCTGTGTTTTCTAGTGGTGGTCAAGGTGATGACATGGCATCGAATTATTGGGAGTTGTTGAAGCACCCCGAATGGCAGAAGCGGCGATTGCACATGCTGGACGCGGCCGGATGGGAATGTGAGAAATGCGGCGCAAAAGAGAAAACGCTGCATGTGCATCACAAGCAATACATCAAAGGCCGAAAGCCTTGGGAATACGAGGACACGCAGCTTGCGGTGCTGTGTGAGGGATGCCACGAAGACGCGCACCTTATTGGCGACGAGTTGAAGGAGTTGTTGGCTTGCATCGATAACACTGAAGCGCTTGCACTGCTTCGCGGTTTCCACAAGTGGAACGATGAATTTGATGGTTGGATTGGCGATTCCGGCCGTGATCGGATGCCGCATGTTTATGCGCTTGGGATAGCGGCGGCTTTGTTGCAATTTCTTCGCCCCGACCAGTTGGTTATTGCAGTGCGCTTTGCGGTTGACTGTTCGGGCGAGAACAGTGAGGCGCGCCCGCTGTTTGAGCGGCACGGCTCCATATTCAAGGAACTTGGCTGATGCCGAGCCGCTTGCTCAAGGAGGGTATTTGCGACAGCGCCAAGATCGATGCGTTGTCGGCCGAGGAAGAGGTTTTCTTCTATCGGCTGTTGGTAGTCGCTGATGACTTCGGACGGATGGATGCTAGACCCGCTATTTTGCGGGCGCGGTGCTTCCCGCTAAAGGAGACGCTATCCGCCTCGAAGGTAGAAAGTTGGTTGAAGTCGCTCAACTCGGTGGGCCTGCTTGCCAGGTACGAGGTTGACGGCAAGCCTTTTTTACAGATCGGCAATTGGGACCAGCGGCAGCGGTCAAGTAGCAAATATCCGCCGCCGAATGACGAAGATGCGCCGTCAGTTGTCGGGCAATTGGCTGGCAGTTGTCAGTCAAGTGACCGCTTGGGTTTGGGTAAGGGTTTGGGTTTGGGTGCGGCAAACGCGGTTGCGTTTTCCGCCGGCGCCTGGACCGTGCCGGACTCGCTGCGCTCGACTTGGGAATCGGCCTATCCGGCAGTGGACATCGATGGCGAGCTTGCAAAGGCGTCGGCTTGGCTGCTGGCGAATCCGAAGAACGCCAAGAGCAACTACGCTCGGTTTCTGAACTCTTGGCTGACGAGGGCGCAGGACAAGGCGCCGCGCGTGCCGGCTCAAGCCCCGATACAGCGCGAGGTCTTCACATGATCCCGCACGGTGCCCAAGCCATCGAGTCAGCACGCCGCGAGCGCAACCTCGCGCCTGCCGGCCCGGTGATCGTTTCCCTGATCGGCAAATTGCCGTGGTGCCCCGAGGCGGCGGTCGTGGTGGCCGACCCTGCGAAATCCTACCGCTGGGACTGGATTCGCGGGCTGGAAACGCACGTTTGGGTGAAAGCCGGGGTAAGCGCCGGACCAACCCTGATGGCGATCCTGAAAGCCTTCCCGCGGTTCACCTGGCGGCGCTACAGCACGGACCAGAAGCCGGCCGAAGGGCTGATGCTGTGGGACGTGGACAAACGCGCTGGCGCGTACCTGGAACTGGCCTGGCCGGATGTGTTCACGCAAGCCCTGGACGTGCTGGCGGTTCAGGGGCGGTGGGACGACTTCAACCGGGTGGTTGCGCGCCGCATGGAGCATCCAAAACTGGCGATCCGCTCGACGCCGATGGACGCCTATCTCAACACCCAATACGCCGCGCCAATCGCGTGGATGGAAAAGGAACTCTGATGGCGAGCCTGATTCCCGACGAAATCAACCTGGACGACTACATCCAAGGCCCGGATGAAAGCGGCAACGTCCGGCCTGCAAGCGACTGGGTGGATGAGGTCATTGCCCGATTCCACGAACCGGCAAGCCATGCCGGTGCAACGATGGGATGGGACAAGACGCACGACAAGTTTCGCTTCCGGCCGGCAGAGGTCACGCTCTGGCCGGGCATCAACGGCCACGGGAAATCCCTGTTCACCAGCCAGGTTGCCGTGGATCTGATGATTGAGGACGAGCAGGTTTGTATCGCCAGTTTCGAGATGAAACCGGCCGCTACGATGGCCAGGATGAGCCGCCAAGCCTACGGCGGGCCGCTGCCGAACATCGACTTCATCCGCGACTTCCACCGCTGGACTGACGGCCGGCTGTGGCTGTACGACGTGCAGGGCACGGTACGGGCGGAACGGGTCATTGCCTGCGGCCGGTTCGCGGCATCCAAAGGCGTGAAGCACTTTTTCGTGGACAGCCTGATGAAGTGTGTCCGAGGCGAAGACGACTACAACGGCCAAAAGGACTTTGTTGACGCCCTGTGCGCGCTGGCGAAGGAAACCGGCATGCACATCCACCTGATCCACCACGTCAAGAAGCTGGCCGACGAAAACCAGAAACCGGGCAAGTTCGACGCCAAGGGCTCGGGCTCGATCACCGATCAGGTAGACAACGTGCTGACGGTCTGGCGGAACAAGCGCAAGGAAAAGGCCAAGGAAGCCGAGGAACTGACCAACGAAATGCGCGCTGAGCCGGACACGTTCGTGATCTGCGACAAGCAGCGCAACGGCGAATGGGAAGGGCGGTTCGGCTTTTGGTTCCACCCTGGCGCGCAGCAATACCTGCAGTGGGCGAACGAGGCTGCGGCGAAGCGGTACTTCGGGGAATGACATGCAAATTCACGATCACGCTACCCGCCGGTTCAATCGACCTGACCAGCCCGATGGACTGGTGGGAATGCCACGCCGTGATTCTGGCGCAGATGGGCATCAAGGACGCGAACCCGGTGCTGACGGAAGCGCAGGCGGACAAGATCGGCCAGGAAGCAGCCGAGAAGGAACGCAAGCGACTTCGTGCCCGATCTGGTGCGGCTACCCGGTAGGCGGCGTGGTGGAGTTCTGTTCGCCGGGGTGCCGGAAATTTGGCGAGTGGGGGCGCGAACTATGAGAGTCGGTGACCAGCTCGAATACGGCGAGAACCATCACGGCCAATCGGGCGCGGCGCACGCCATCAGTAGCGACACGCCCGAGGAAAACGAAGCCGTGCGCCAGTTGCGCGCGGTGGTTGAAGAGATCACCGGGAGGCCGGTGGAAGTGCCGCCAGCGAGGCGGATTGGGTTTTATTGAAAGGATCGACATGAGCAACGAAACCGAAAACACGCATTTCCTGCAACCGAAGATCACTGGCTACCGCCAGTTGAGCGAAGAGGAGGCTGCTCTGATGAACGAGGCCAAAGCATTGGCCGAGCAGTGTGGGCAACTGGTCGCCAAGCTGCGCACGTTTCCGCCGACGCCGCCCGGCCAAGCGCCGTATGCCGATCCCGGCCAAAAGCCCACGCTCGACCAGCGCGCGGTGAGCATCGGCGCCACCGAACTGCAAACCGGGTTCATGTGGCTGGTGCGCGGCATCGCGCAACCGACCACGTTCTAAGGAGACAGGCATGCACGGAAACGGAACGTTGGGCAGCGAAGGCGCTTACCCGATGGATATATCAAATCAGGCGCAGATGAAGATGGCGCACGCGAACCCGACCATGCGCGAGAGCATCGCCATGAAGATCGAGTATCACAAGAACGAAATCGCGCGACTGGAAGGCATCAAGGACAAGTTGCCGAGCCTGCTGGACGTGAACCTGCGCGACTTGCAGGAAGCGATGCGGTTCTGACCATGACCTACCGCCGCGGCGCTCTCATTTTGGCCTTTACGTCGGCAGTAGCCCTTGCCATGGGCTATTGGGGCGACGCTGGCGCGTTGTTGTGGGTAAGCGGCTGGGCGGGCGGATTGGGCTTCACGCTTTGGATGGATCGGCACAGAGATGGGTAATGGACTGAGGTGGACGGCAGAGCAGTTGCAAGCAGCCCAGGCACGCGCGCCGCGCAAGTACGCGCCGCCCGGGCTCAAACCGTCGGGCGATCCGATGCCGGGCGTTGACATCGATGCCGTTCACGCGCGCGGAAGCCTCAAGCCGCGCAAGATGAACAAGATCGAAGCTGCTTACGGCGATCTGCTCAAGGGGAGGCCGGATGTTGTCTGGACCGAATTCGAAGGCATCACGCTGCGGCTGGGTGATGACTGCCGATACACCCCTGATTGGCCGCTGATGCTGGCCGACGGCACGCTTGAGATGCACGAAACCAAAGGTTTCATGCGCGATGACGCGCTGGTCAAGATCAAAGCCGCCGCCGCCCGCTACCCGTTTCGGTTCGTGCTGGTGCGCCGGGAAAAAAGCGAATGGATACATAGGGAGATCCGACCATGACCGCCTACCGCCGTAAATCCCCACGCCCGACGCCCGAGGTCGCCGCCCGGTTGAGCGCACGCACCATGACCGATCGCCAGGCCAAGCGCCTTGCTGCCGGGCTGCCGCTTGAGGGCAAGCCGAGCGACTATTTCTATGACAGCACGGCTGAGGAAATCAGGTTGCGGGATGCGCGGTGGAAGGTGGAGGACATGCGGATTGCGAAGGAGTTGGGGATATGAGCCCGGAAAGCAGGGAGAGACTTAGCGCTGCCCTAAAAGCGAAATGGGCCAGCGGCTCACGAAAGAAGAACCCGCCAGAAACCTACGTCAAAGCGTCGGCGACGC